AATATAATTTTGCTAATTTCTTCTTTTAGCTATACTTCCATAGTAATATCCTACGATTGACAATACTATGCCTTCTACAATACCTGTGGTGTGTATCATTAATTCTTTATTGTGTTCTGGTACTGTAATAAATACTATTGCAATTATTAAAAACACAAATGCAAATAAACCTACTGCACCTGTTACATTCATCATCCAATCCTGTGCACCAGCTTTCATCATTTCTACTTCACGTTGCCTTGCACTATCTCTATCTTCAACTTCTAATTTGTATAATTCTACTAATTGTGCGTGCATCTGTGCTTTTTCTTCTGGTGATAAATCAGGTTCACTATCTATTAAATTCTTTATAATTCCTAGTGCGCCATTATCAGGCAATACATTGCCAACTACCTTTAATACATTAGGTGCTTTTTCTGCTAAAAACTTACCTATTTTAGTATCTTTTATCTTATTCATCTTTGTACTTGCTTTGATTTCTTTTTTTAGCGTTAGCTATTAATCTTTCTTCCATCTTCGCAATCTTAACTCTTAAATGTGTGTTCTCTGTAATTAATTCATCAATCTTACGTTCTAAACCATCAATCTTGTTTTTTAATTCTTCAATTACTTTTGCTTGTAGATTGTCCTGCCTTTCTTCTTTCTTAGCATTAATATGAAGTTTGGTTTTTATGATACTCCATACTTCTTTCAATCCTAATGCGGTAGCAAGTCCGCTAATAATTAACAACAGGTTGTGGTCATCCATTTTATTCGCCTTTATCATCTTTATCTAATTTGTAACCTTCTGGCTGATACTCTGCATATTCAACAGCAACTTTAAAACAGGGACAAGCCTTTTTAGAAAACTCATTATGGCCGTGTAGTGTTGCACAAGGGTAAATGTTTTTAAGTGTCTTAATAAGCTTAATTAATGCATTCTTTTGTGCTTCTGTTCTTGTGTCTTTAGGTCTTTTGTTTTTACTTAAACCACCAATATAGCAAATGCCTATACTAGTTTTGTTTTCTCCTTTACAATGTGCGCCCTGTTTGTTTACGGGCCTACCTGCTTCTATCTTACCATCTAAACCTATTACATAATGGTAGCCTATATCAGACCAGCCACGATCTTTTACGTGCCATCTTTTGATAGTTGCAGCACTAATGTTCTGCCCTTCAATAGTTGCTGAACAATGGAATATTAATTTTTCTATTTCTCTCATTTACCTTGTCTTTTATATCGTTTTACATAATTCTTACTTCCTTTACACTTGCTCATCTTGCTTTTAGCGTGAACACCTTTTCTGCGCTTATTGGGCCTTATTAATATGTTTGTCTTATTCCTCACTTGGCTCTTCTGGTGTCCAATCACTATCTGCTAATAAAGCAAGACATTGAGCGTGATCCATTGTTTGAATTGGTGTCAATGTGCCATTAGTTATAAAACTAGGTTCTACATCAAATGCTATAATTGCTCTAGTGTTTGCTAAATTTCTTCTCATTGTCTGCGAGCTAGTAGTGTTTACCTGTGAAAAATCTACTTTGCTTGTATCGTCTATATTTATTTCTATATATGTTGCCATTTGTTTATATTTTATGGTGTATCTGCTACTCTTGCGCTTTCGCTCATATTGATACTCCAACTATTGTTACTTGAATATTTTGTTGTTCCTTCTAGGTTTGTAGGTATGTCCATATTAGTGCCTGTGCCATTTGCTTCTGAGCGTGGTGTGTTTCCTTGCAAGGCATCTACTCCAGCATTAACACTTGTGCCATCATTACTTCCTATTAAATCTTTACAAATAAAATTAGTACCATTAAAGAAGCTATTTGAGCCTAGTGTCCACCAAGCTATTGGTGCTGGTGTGAAACTACTTAAATCTTGAGGCATACCATTTGAATACAGCTTCATAACCTCTGTAGATGTCAAAGATTCGTTAAATATTGAAAAATTACTCATTTTACCATCAAAAGTAAAATTGGTTTGGTCTAATGCCCAAGCTCCAATAAAAGCATCTCCAGTAAAAGTCGGCGTAACAGTAGCTGATTGAGTTGCTGATGAAGGTGTGACATATACACCATTTTTATAAAGTTTAAATTTATCTGCTGCTGAAGATTGTGAACCATCAAAAACAAAACATAAATGCGCCCAAACTCCAGCTGTTAATGCTGAATTAAATTTATTAAATTGGTTTGTTGGGCCTACGCCATAAACTAATTGATTAATGTGATGATTTATCACAATAGCTTGTGAAGTATTGTTAGCAACAGTAAATATTTCTTTATTAGAGCCTGTAATATTATCTGGATTTACCCATACTGATATGCTAAAATTAGTTACTGCATTTAATGCACTTATGTTTCCAATATTAATGTGAACCAAACTTGCATAATCAAAATTAAAACTGTAACTATCATAAGGTAGGTTTCTCGTTAGATCAGTTAAAACTAAATTAGCAGAAGTCATTCCTGAACTTTCACCATTTAATACAGAAACATTATTGTTTACTAAATTTTGTTCTGTCATTCCTGAACTTGTTCCTGTGTTGCCATTTCCTGAAGCATCTGGTATGCTCCAATTAGTTGAGAATGTAGCTGTGTTATCAAGTTTTGCCCACAGTTTTAAGTTATCAGAAGCTATAGCAGTTGTTAAGGGTACACCGTTGTTGTATAGTGTTTCTATTTGTGAAGGAGTAAGAGATGAAGTCCATAATTGTATATTACTTGATTTTCCAGTCATTCCGTTAAATGGACTTAATGCACCTCCTATAGAAATATCAGCAGTTGAAGGCAACGTTGGAAACGAATTTGGTGTAGAAGCGTGATATGTTACTGTTTGTGGTTGTCCATTAATATATAATTTTAATCTATCAGTATCAGAAGCTCCAGACCCATTAAAAACACCTGCGTAATGAAACCATTGATTTACACTTGTTATATTTTGTAAATTAGCAATATAAGCAACCCCAGAATGTATATTAAATCTTAATTGATTGTTAAATGTATTAATTCCAAATCTTGAATTATTACCTTCTAAAATGTTAAAAACTTGCTGACTACCAAAGGAAGTTAAATTAAACCATCCAGAAAAACTAAAATTTGTAATACCACTAAATAAGTTTCCTATATTTTGTATTTCAATTTTATCATCTACAAAATTAAAACTCTGTGGATATGCTGAAACTGCATCTGGTATCTGCCAAGCTCCTGAACTATCTGCTTCCCAGTTTGCTGATTGATCTAACTTATACCAAGCTTTTAAATTACTTGCTTGTGGTTGTGTACCTGTTAATAATGGTACTCCTGAATTGTAAAGGGTAGCTATATCACCTCCTGCTGTATCACCAACTGAAGCTGTTCCGTGAGATAATCTTTGATACCATATTTGCACATTATTTATTTCTCCATCAAAATTATAATTTGAAGAAACACCTTGCCCTAATGCACCAATAACAGTTCCTACAGCAGCTGTAAATGTGCCTGTAGCATTAACACAAGCTTGTGTTTTAGAATACATACCATTTATATACATATCCATATTTGAACCATCCCATATAACTACAAAATGAATCCAATTATTTAAGGTTGAGGTTGGATTAGTATAAGTAAATTGGTCATTTGATGAACCTGTTGTGCTTACAAAAAATTTAACTTCTGAACTGTTGCGCATTGACATATAAAATCCTCTTGTTGAACCATCATTTCCTACCACTCCTTGGTCATAACCTGGTTGACTCTTAACTTTAGCCCAAGCTGAAACAGTAAAAGCACTCACACCTTGAAATAATTTATTATTATTTTCATCAATAAGTATTTCATCTTCATTACTTCTATCAAAATCAAACACACTTGCATCTTCTACAGCTTCATTTGGTTGTGTAAGTGGATTTCCTGAACTATTGTCTCCTAAAGGATAAAAGGCTACAGGAGCTGGTTTTAAAGCTAATGGATTGCCTGCACCTAATGAACTGCTACCATATAAAGTACTTATTTGTGCTTCTGAAAGTGCATAGTCAAATATGGCTACTTCTGAAATAGAGCCATTTAGTTCATTAGCATAAGCTGTGCCTTGATAAGTTGCTCCTATATATGTGTTATTCCTTCCTCCAAAAAAACCAAGAAATGATGTTGTCGATTGTGTGTCATCTTGACCATTTATATAAATTTTTTCTATTTGTCCAGCACTTTTTGTTATTACTAAATTATACCAAGTATTAGAACTCAAAACACTTGATTCTTTTGAAAATGACTTATTACTATCTGCTGATGCTAATATTTTAGAATTATAAATCCAAACTATTAAATAATCTGAAGTATTAGGGTCAGGTTGTATTTCAAAAACACCTTGCGTTGTGCTTGCACTTGGTGTTTTAAACCACATTGAAATACTTTTATCTCCTGTAATATCAATAGCACCCGCTGTAATATACTCACTACTCCCATCAAAGGTTAGCCCATAGTTGTCATTTAAATAAGAATCTACTCCTGCTTGGTTTGGTAATCTCCAGTTTGATGCTATGTATTTTGTACTCATAATTTAATCTCCTAATCTGTTCCAATATTGTAAGTTTGCACTAGATGTATAATTTCCTGTATCTGTGTTTAAATCTAATACCTTGCCTGTGTTGTTGTAAGTAGCGTTGTAAATCTCTGCTATAGCATCTGAAGAAAGTGCTGCGTCCCAAATAGCTACCTCGTCTATTTTTCCGTTAAAAAAACTTGATATTTCACCTCTTGCACCTATAACTATTTGTTGTGAAGTCATTAAAGGCGTTGAACCACTTGTTGTTACAGGTGAACCATCTAAATATACTTGGTATTTACTTCCATCGTGTACAATAGCTAAATGATGCCAATTTGTATCTATAGTGCCACTTGCTTGTGAATAATATGAGTAATTTAAACTTTGGTTTGTAATTGTAATAAGCTCATTTGTTAAGGCGCTAAAAGTAGAACCTAAATAAATTGCATTTCTAAAATCTGTAGTACCAAAACCTATTAATACACCACTACTAGATCCAGTTGTTACTGTACTATTTGGTTTAAACCATAGTGAAACTGTATTTAATGAAATGATAGCTAAAGATTGTATATAATCATCAACACCATCAAAATTCATTGAAAAGTTATTTGCTATAAATGGAGAAGCTGTTACTGCTAATGTTTGGTTAGCACTAACACCACTAACAGTATAAGTTATAGTATAAGATTGAATAGTAGAATTATCTAAATCAATAGTACCTGTAGAAGTGTTTATACTTAAACCGCTAGGAGTAGCACTAAATGTTCCTCCTGTTGTTCCTGTGATCGTTGGAGTTGGATCTGCTTCACCTTGATGAAAACTACTAGCAGAATATGAGAATGCAGCACTAGCACCTACTAACACAGTTTCACCAGCATATGAATCTGCATATACACTACCTGCATCTATCGTGTTTTGATACTTACCCCAACCGTTAGTGTTGTTCTGCGTTCCTTTACCCCATCCTATAGTGTTTGCCATATCTTTATTTTATAATACCCATCCTCCAAAGTTAGCAACATCATCAGGGTACATATCTGATTGAGTGTTACTGTAATACTCTGGAAATAAGTTGCTATTGTCTTTAATATAATCTATAAATCTGTTTGTATAAAACTGCGCAGTTGTTCTAGCTTTTTCTACTAGGTAATCTACGTGATCTCTAGTAATAGCTGTACTGTTTTCAGGATTCTTTTGATAAATACCACCATTTGCAATGTTTACAGAACCAAAAGGTAAATACTCAACTAAACTCCAATGCAATAACATTGGTTTTATATAATCTGTTACTAGTGATAAATAGTTTCCTGCTAGTGTACCACCTACTATATCACTTTTGATTTTGTTGTATAAATCTGTTCCTAAATAATTTTGTATATGAATATCCTGTGCAATATTTAAAAACGGTAATAGTTTATCATTGTCAATATTACCATTAGCAGCGGTGAATGTTGATATATCGTTTCTTGTTACAAATAGTGCTTTACTCATTTCTTATAGTTTGGATGATGACCATTATTAGGCATATTTACAGGTGCTTTTACAGATTGCTTGCTTCCTACTGGACTTTTCTTATAGCTTTTTGGAAATTGTGATTTTCTAATTGTTTTGTAATCACCTAAATCTTTGCTTCCTTTGTCATCTAAATTTCTAACTTTATACAATATCTCTTGCCATTTGTGCCTACAATATACTCCACCCTTGAAACGGAATAAATCATACTTCTTGCCTTTGTGCATTGGCAATTCAGCAGCTTTAAAATTCATATTTCTACTCGCCTTATCAATATCTTCTATTCTATATACAACACCGTTTCTAGTTCTAGCCATCATTTCCTGACAAAACTTCCTACTTTTATTACCTTCTTTATTTGCCTTTCTGCTACCTCTTACATACTTGTATCTTACTTTATAAAAACTTGCATCTAAATATGAAAAACCATCTTCTTTGCTGTCAATGCTTAATTTAATCATATCATTTGCCCAATCTTCTACACTTTCATTATCATCATCTACATCTCTAATATCTACCATTTCCCATTCTTCAGTATCTATTATTTCACCCTCTAACCCTTCTAAAACACCATCATATATTTCATCAGGCAAATCACTCAAACAGTGCTTATGTGTTGACATTTCTAGCTCTGCTTTTTCTTGCTCATCTTGCTTAATACCAGTTTCTTCTTCTATTGTTTCTGAATCTTGTACTGTTTCATCAATCTCTGTAAACTCTAATGGTTGTAATGTTTTAAAATATAGATTTAAAGAAATATCATTTACTGCTAGTATTTCATTTAATGAATCAATTATTAATTCTTGATAAGGTTTTATTACTACGTTATCAAATAATAGTGCAGCAGTTTTAATTTCATCTGCATTATTACCTAATCCGTTTTTCCCTTCACGTAATCCAATTAATAACGGTGATGTTACACGGTGCGTAACCATAATTTTAGAAGCACATTCTGTAGCTAGGTATTCATAGTGTTGCGGGGCATCTGCAAGAGGTATATCATCAATAGTACATTTTTGTTCTAAATTATTATTGAAACTAACAATGACCTTCTCGCCATAAGAACCAGTTAATTTTGACATAACTTGGTCTTTAATTTCTAATTGCTTGGTCCTGTCTGGAATACCACCATTAAAGTTTATTACTTTAGTACCACTAAATGAACATTGTGCATCATTGATTAAAAAATCTGCAATTTCTTTTTCTAATACTGCATAACTAATCTGATAATCTGCTGGTGAGTAATAATAGTACCCACTAACAAATCTTTTTATTATATATATTTCATTTTTTGCGCCACTACCAAAAACAGGAAATTTAGTAAGTTTAGTGTTACGTGTTACTTTAGTCCAATCAGGTGCATAGTAATAATTTTTAATATCACCATTTGCATCCATCTTTTCAGCTCTTAACGTCTCACGTGGAAAGTGTGTTAATGAACCTATTTTATTGCCTTTATATGAAACCTGAATAGCTGCCTCACCTAATAACTTTAAATCATTACAAACCTTGCGCATACACGTTGGTGTAAGCAGCTGCTTCATTTGTGCATATTCTTCAGGCTTTTCATTGCTATCTGTAGCATCTAAACCTTTACCGTATATCATATTAACAATACCATTTATTACAGCTTGGTTTGTTGTGCTATCCATATACGCATCTATCAAGTTTTGATAGTAGTCATTGTTATCACCTATTCCTACCCAATCTCTATTGCGTTCTTCTGTGATAGCAGGCCTTTCATATTGGTTTAACTGTATTAAATGTAAATTATCCATAATATACAAATTCGTTGTTTCCTGTATTTTGTTCTATGTAAACACCATTGCTTATTTCATAATCACTTAGTGTTTGATCTGTACAGTACATTTTATCTTTAAATATAACAATTCCATCTGTGGTATTAGTAATGGTAATTGTATAATAGTTGTTCTCTTCTAGTGCTTGTGTTGTGCTATACTGAAAATAATAATCCAATTCTGTAAAGGTTGCTGCATTGTCTGTTAATATCACTTTGTTTTGTCCTTCTGATTTTATTACTAAACTATACACTTTTGCACCACTTATAGTTTGTCTTGGTATGAAATTTATTACCCGTGTGCCTGTTTTAGTTAGTATCTGCATATTTTTTAAAAAAAGAAGGTGGCCTTTTAAAACCACCCTCCACAATCAACTATATATTTATGAATCACACTCGTGATGAAGTGTATTTTTTAGCTATTTGTTCCTACTGTAACTGTCACTGTTGCACTACTCATTCCCGCATATGGGTCTGCAGAAGTTGCACTCTGTATAAAGTTAGCAGGTTTAGCTTCTTGTGCTGTAAAAGTCAATGTATATCCAGATAAATCACCAAATGCTGCACCTGATACAATAGTACCACCAGTAACTTCGCATCCGTGTACTAATCCAAACTGCATAAAGTTTCCGTTTCTATCTTCTATACAAATATGTGGTCTGTTAAAAGCCATTAACTTCAATTCAGCGTTATCTTCTTTAGATAGTTTAGGAAATTGTAAACTAATACTTTGTTCAAAAAATGTAGTACCATTTTCTCTAGAACTGGTAATTGTCTGTTCAAATGAGTTAGTTCCGTGTAAGTCGTATTGAAATGCTGTAAAAGTTCCAGTCATATCAGTAATCTGGTCAGCAGATTCTGTTACTGTTCCTAAATCACCAAAATCTACAAACCAAGCACGAACTAAACCACCTATCTGGTCCTTGCAGGGAATTCGTCTCCCCGCTGTTAAATCGCAAGCCATAATTTTAAAATTTTAAATTAAGGGGGAATCACACCCCCTTGTTATTAATTAATCTTAGGCGTAAATAACTACATCTGATGTAATTCCTATTTGTACACCTGCTGTAAATCTCATTACCAATCTAACATTCTGGCTTCCGTCCAAATCTCCCATATCTAGAAGTTTTACTTCGTTATGGTCAGAAAGTAATCCAGTACCAAAGTATAAGTTAGATTTCTGTGCAGCCATCATTGAATCATCTGGTAAACCAGCACCAATAACAACTTTAACACCATCATAAGAAAGTGCGCCATTGTTCCACCATTGTGTTCCTTGTGAATTAACACCCGCTGCTCCTAAGCCATTAGCTCCAAAACCGCCTAATGCTCTTACATATAATTTAGCTGCTTTTCTTGAAACATAGATGTATAAATCTTCTTTACCATAAACTCCTGAAGGTATAGCATCTACTACTTTACCCATTTCATCAATGATGTTTGAAGCAGTTAAAGGTGAACCACTAACCGCAACACATCCAGAACCACCAGCTGTAGCTAAGTAGTAAAATCCATCAAATTCACCAGCGTTTCCTGTTTGTCCTGACCAAATATTATTTTCAGTTTTTTCAGCTACCAATCCTGCTGCGTGTCCTATAATAAAATCAGAGAATGCAGGTGGTAAATTATCATAAGCAGAATATCCCATTTGAATAGCCTCCCAATCACTTCTAAAATCTTTCTTACAAAATTCTAGATTTACTTGGAATTCTTCAGGTTGTAATATTCTTTCAGTAAGTGTAACAGTACCTGTTGCTGTAAAATCACAAGTTGCATCTTTAATTACATTTGCATCAGTTGCTACTTTCTTTAAAACCTCTTTGAATTTAACATTAGGTTTTACGGTAATCAAACCGTTTTCAATTGTTGAACCACTAAGTAATGCAGCAGAAATATACTTTCCAGCAAACTCGCCTGCATAACTAGTGCTTATTGAAGTTGTCGTTGCCATTTTTTATTATTTAATTATTATTAAAAATTTTACTGTAAACTCTATCCATTGTAGTAGTTTGTCTGTTACCACTAATTTTAAAGTTTACTTTGTTGTTTTGTTCTGCTTCTGGATTGTGTTTAATTGGCTCAACCGTTTCAGCAGATAATTCTTCTTTAGTTTCTTGAGCTTCCTCGCTCATTTCATCTTTCTTTTTCTTATGATCCATTGCTTCAATCATAGACTTTAATTCATCCATAGCTAGTGCAAATTCTTCACGGGTAACATATTTCATTTCTTCTTTTTCTTCTTTGTCCTCGTGTTCTTTCATTTCAGTATCTACGGTTTCTTCAGAAAGTTCTTCTTCTGCTTCATCAGCAGCTTTTGTAATATTGTCTATTAGACCTTCTTCAACTACAAAAAGTGTTCTACCATCTTCTAGTTCATATTCACCTACTGGTAATGCCATTTCTCCATCTTCTGATTTAATAAATACTGCATTGCCTTTAGTAAATTCTTCTGATACTAATAATGTACCATTCTTTAAACTGATTTCAGCTAGTTCTACTTTTTCTTCAGAAAGTTCTACACCAACAATATTCTTGATTTTGTTTAGTATATCATTTGCTTTCATAATAAGATTTATTAGTAATGTGAAAAAATATGCTAAGTGTTATGTGTTTTCACAAAAAAAATTATTCTGGTGTTCCTGTAATGTTTCCAATGCCTTGTGCTTGTAATGAACCGTCACAACATTTTCTGTGATAGCTTCTGCCATCTGGACATAAACAACCTCTTTTAGTATTCTTTGGACTTGTATTGCTTGGTGTTTTAAATTTTCTACTTTTCATATTATTTGTTTTTTGGTGATTTAGGGTGTTTACTTGGCAATAAATCAAAATCGCCTGTGTATTTTGGATTCTGTGGCCTGCCATTTCTAACAAGATATAAATACGCATTTACTCTAGCTTGCGCCCAAGCTGTAGGTGATTTAATTCTAGGTGAATGCGAAACATTAAAAGCTCCTAATCCTCTTTGAAATACACTTTTTAATTGTCCTACAGTTACACCATAGCCTAGCTTCTTTTTATATCTTTCGTTAAAATCATCTGCTTTTTTTTGTAAACTTGCTTCATCCTTCTTACTTACTTTTGCACCTCTGCTAGTAGATGCATCTCCTTTAGCTGTTCCTTTACCTTTTGGATTAGGATTTGGTGTACCAGAAGCTGGTGCTTTTGGTGATTTTCTAATACCACCTCTAGGCCCTATTTCAGCATACTTATTTTTTTTTTTAACGCATTTACCTTCTTTGTTTTTCTTGTAACCTTCAGGACATTTGTGTTTATATAGCTTATGTTCTTTACAAGGCATATACCATTCTTTGCCTTCATATTCGTGAACGTGAAAACCTTCACAACCTATGTTCTTAGCTATTTCTTCAGCTTTCTCTTGTGTGCTATAGGCTAATCTATCATCAAGTATTGCAAAATCTTCATTCACTACCATTGATTGTAAATTAATTTCACCTAGTTCTTTTAACTTACTTTCTGCCCATCTTAGTCCAGCCTTACCACCCCATAGTAAATAACTAATAGTGCCACAGGCTTCAGTGTTACCTTCATCATAATATTCACTTGCCCTACTTAAAAAGCTATACATTCTTTTGATGGTTTGTAAACTAATGTTCTCTTTGTTTGCTAATTGTTGCGCTCTGATCTTTCCAACCTGTGTAGCGCATTTATTATTTACTTTTTCGTTTAGATCAATACCACGTTTAGCATTATTTGTAACTCCTGAAGGATAATCTTTGTATGTTTCAAGTGTGATTTTTTTGCCTGATTTAGTTCTTTTGTCTTTTCTAATTAGTGCTTTGATATTGCTTAACATATATTCTGCTTCGTTTTCTTCTATGGCTTCCATCTCTGCTTTTAGATTTGGTTTGCTAATTTTAGCTTTATCTGCAAAATATCCTTCAATACTAAACCCTTTTACTTTGCCTGTTTTTACATAGTCGTTCCAAACCTCATCATTTTCTACTTTCATTGAAATCATCCAAGTTCCTTCTGGTACATCAAAACCATACATCTTGCTTTTATCCATTTCAGGATTATCAACTATCCAACTTTCTACAACTGATAAACCATTTATCTCCATATTGTGTTCTAGTGTTGCATTGTTTTGATTGCCATTCATAAAAAACAATTCACTTGCACGTTTTACAGTATCTTTACTAAAATACACGTAAAACATTGTATCATTTCTCTTTCTAAATATTGGCTTATTAGGTACTAATGCAGCACCCATCAATATTCTTTTTTCTTCATCTACTTTTGCAAACTTTATTTCTTCTTTACTTAATG